CCATTATCACCGCCACCGTTATCACCGCCACCATTATCGGGGTCAGGATTAGAGACTTGAGAACAGATTAAAGCGCCTTGGTTATAGTCATAAGTACATTCTTGTTCGGGATTTTTGTCAAAACAAAACCATTGGCCAGCTTTTTCACCAGTTTCACCACGTAGACAATTTTTAGTGTCAGTGACACAAAGCCCGTTTTGATCATATTCACAATCGGGTTGTATGTCGCCCAAATCAAAAACACAAGCCTGAGCCGCTTCTGACCAAGATTCATTAGAGTTAGGGCACGATTCTTTACGATCAATACAAATACCTGAAAGCGCGTCATTAACTAAATCGCCGTTACACGGTTGATCATCACCAATCAAATTAGAGTCGTCTATAGAACCATCTCCACCACCATTATCAGGGTCACCACCATTATCACCGCCATTATCACCACCGTTATTATCGCCATTATCGCCATTGTTGGGGTCATAAGGTTGATTAACATCAGGGTTGCCATCGTTGTCTCGATCGTTTTCGTTACCACAAGTAAATTGACCGACATTAAGTGAGAAGGTTTGGGAAGTTGGGCAATCTTCGGGAATTTCGCCTGAAATAGGAAATTGATTTGAAGTAGTACAAAAAGTACCGTCATCGGTAGAAATAACGTTACCATCACAAGGTTCATTAGGGTTTGACATTGGAACGCCGCAAGCTTTAACACCCATACCAGAACTTAAAAGAGTAGTACCGTCAGAACAGGAGAAATTCCCGTTTTCATCACAGCCTTGAAGCATTTCATTAGGGTTATCAGGATTAGGGTATTCAGCATTAGCAGGACAACTTTGAGAACAGTTAGCATAGTTACCAAGTGAATCAGAATCTACAAAAAGACCGGTAGGGCAAGAACGATCAGAATTTGAATCTAAAAGTAAATAAGATTTTTCGATATAATCAAAACCGCCAGAAGATCCAGTTACTCTGTAATGTGGGCCGTTAGTATAAGGGCTGTCTGGTTGTCTAGCATCACAATCAGAACTAGTATAAGTAAAGTATTGGCATGAAAAACGGTTAATAACTTTATGTGTATAACCAGTTGAAGTATTAGCCGCAAAAACAGAATTAAAAAAGTTTAAAAAAAATAAAAAAATAAAAATTATTATTCTTAATAAAATCATATTAAAACATCCTAAAACATGCGTAAGCGGTGAAGAAACCAGCTATAAAAAACGTCCAATAATAAAGATCTAACATTTTTAAATTCTCAAAATTAAAAGAAAAAAAAAGCCCCGAAGGGCTTTGGATTTAGCCGCGTCTGACCATGTTTAGAAGCATTGAAGCCCCTTTAACACTGATATAAACAAGAGCTACTGCGGCAGCAATAGTTCCTATTCCAGTTACGACGTTAGAAAAATCAACGGCTGAGGTTATTGCTGTTACTGCTGTTTCGTCCATAATAATTACCTTTTTATCATTTTAAGAAGTTGAGAAAACCCAAAAGCTGCTAGCCAAGGGGTTAGGAAAAGAGCAAAACCAGCACCAAACAAAGTTGTAGCAACTTCGGGGCTAATCTGACTCAAATCAAACGGAATAGTTGCAGGAGTTGCAATCCATCCGCTTGAGCATTGCGCTAAGCCTTGCGTAGTCTGCGTAATAGCAGTTTGACAAGAAATAGCGTAATTCATTTTGCAGCCCTAAATCCGACTGTAACGATTTTTTCATTCTGTCCATCAGTGACAATATCACGAAGTAATACAATCTTTTTACCGACTAAGGACTTAGCTTGTTCTATATGCTTGTCTCTATCTTGAATTTTATGAATTTGGGTAGCTTCGCCAGTTGAATCATCACCACTGAGGGGCTGAAGACAATGAAGATCAACTCTGTCAGTTTTCCATTTATCACCGTTTTGAAGCTTTCCTTCGCCTTTTTTGCCGACTACGCCGCTAAGTGTTACTGTCATTTCATACATAATTTGGGTCTCGTTTGAGTCGTTACATTAAGCTTAATGTTACAATGTTACAATGAAACAAGAAAGAACCGAATTGATAAGTAGTTCACAGAAAAAGAGGTTTTATAAAAATGAGCAAAACAGAAGTAATAAGAATTGATAAAAAAAATTTGGAATGGATTGCAAAAGATTGCAGAAGATATAATTTTGAAAATGATAAAAATTTGAGTGTTAAAGAGTACGCCAACCTACTTTTAAAAAAAATAAGATTAAAAGAAAATTGACGTTTTTAGAGTGTAGGAAAAATTAACTGATTTGTTTTCGTGGTTCAAAATATAGATTAGTGCCGCGGGCCCATTCGGGGATGCCTGCTGGTTTCATTTCGAGAACTTTAGTGAATGAAAGTATTTTAGCAGTAGGTTTAACAGGCTTTAAAAGAGCAATGTCGATGTCATAGGCAAGGAGCGCCTTTCTGTGTCTGTAATAAGTTCGCTTAGGAATAATTGATTTAACATGCTGGCCGCTATTCCAGATTGCAAAAGTGCCTTTTAATGAATTAGGAAGGTCGATTATTTTATGTGCATTGTCATCCTGTGCAGCCATTTCTAGTTTCCCCACAAACAATTTATAAATTTGAAATATGTCAATGTTTTGCCACTGTGACCCATTAAATAAATGGAGTTCGCGAAGCATATTAGACCTTAACGTTAACTCTATTCTAAGTTTATTATCAGCATAGTCAATTAATGCGGGTAATTGTAGATCAGGATGTAACTTATGGCGTTCAATCTCGCAACCCTTCGAATAACATTTAACTGACCAGCGTTTTGAGTTTTTACCAAAGTAACAAGTATTACCACTTGTTTGAGCAGTGCCGTGGCGTGATCTAGCAGTACGTGAGATTGCGTCTAAATACTGTATTACATGCTGTCTAGTGTTCATCTGATACATGCAATTAATATCTATCCTAGAAATAGTAAAATGACCGTTTAAAACATCATTTAGAAGCTTAGGAGGTTGAACAACATTAAAAAATTCAGATAGTCGAACAACGGTTTCATAAATCAAACCACAAATGTCATCAGTGCCAAAAATGTTGTGACCCTGAAAAAACTTAACAGGATTACCGCTTATAGATAACAGCCAAGTTTCGCCTTGTGGTGTAACCTCAGCAGTTCTAATCATTAAATTAGATGAGTGAGAACCTTCCATTTCTAAATTTGTATCTATTGAATAAGTGACTTCACCGCTTTGATCAGATTTTGTGATGTTACCGCCTTTGATTTTATCGGGATAATAGAAAGGAACTTTTACAGTTAACCAATCAATCATTAAATCCTGAGTTTGGGTTTTATCTATGTCGTGTATTTTAAATTTATCAGCAAAAAATTCAGGCTCTTTCTGAATCAATTTTCCGTTTTTAATACCAACATATTCAACGGGTTTTTTGGCTGAAATAAATTCCTGATAATCTCGATGTTTTAAAAAATCCATGTGAAAACTCACTTATCTATTTTAGATAAAATTTCTTTGCGTAATTCAGGATTTTCTAAGAGTGTGTTAGCGAGGTTATCAATCGTTTTATCAATATACTGAGCTACGGCAAACGAACATAAACTTGTAGGTGAAATACCTTTTGCTTTGGCTATTAAATCAAGTTTAGTTGATAGATCGCGAGATAGAGACATATTATAACGTTTAACCATAGCTTTTTTTTAAATCCTTTTCAGTAACGATTAGTAATGATAATACAAGTAACGATTAGTAAAAACAAGGGTAAACTAATAAAAAAAGTGGCACAAAAGGGATGGGGGGGTAAAAATCGGCTGAAAGACAGTGATAGCAAGGCATACAGGCTAAATTGTTAATTATTGAGAGTGCCAATATGGCACAAAAGGGACGTATTACTAGCACGTCCCATTGTTCGCCATTTGCCACTTCGCGCTGCTCAGTTTGCAAATGTGCGATTCTATGGACGATCAATACAATCATATTAGAAACTATTAGAAACTATCAGATTGTATTAGTTAATTATTCTCATGTTTTGTCATGTTTTGTCTGGTTGATAGATTTAAAAGAAGTCGCTCGGCGCTAGCCAAGGTTTGCAGCTGGCGCTTCGCTTAACTGAAACCTAGGCGAAAGCGTTTAAGGGATATGTTTGTAAAATAAAATAACGGTTTCTACAAAAAAATTAAAATTTTTATTGCAGACACTCAGTGATTTTTTTTGACAAAGATAGAAATTTCTTGATGTTTAAGAATGTATACAAATGTATACATAAATATAGAAATATATAGAAATATATAGAAATATATAGAGCGCTTTTTTATATCGTACAGATTAAGAAGGAGTTTGCTGGACTGGTATCATTTCATCGAAGAAAGTATCTTTTTCATCTGTTGGACACAATACAAACTGATTAAAATCTGAGCCGTTAATACGCACTAAACAGCGATTTACAGACGTTATTTGATAATCTAATGATAAAAGATCAGTGTTAGTTAAATGAGTCTCTGAATCGTTAATAACCACCTTAAACGTAATGATTGTTTGACTTGTAGAACCGACAATTTTATTAATATGTGAAACGACATGAATTTCATCTGCAAGAGATAAAAATTCAATAGCTAGTGATTGTTGAACAGTTTGAACGGGTACTTGTTGTGTTTGGGGTTGTGGTTGTGGTTGTTGTTGTTGAGCTTGTTCTGGTTGATCTTGCATGCCATAACCTTCTGAAACCCTATCTAGTCCATACGAAACAAATAAACCTAAAACAATAATAACAGCTATTCCAACCTTCCAACTTGCACCTTTTAAAACATTAAAACGGTCATCAATTCTTGTTTCATCTCCTGCCTGACCAGTTTCTGATTTAGTGTGGCTTTTATAAAGTGTAAAAACGTTTTTTTTGAATTTGCCGTGTATTTCTCTATGTCGTTTTGAAGTAGGGGGATTATTACCAGTAACAGAACCAAAATAAACATCAACACGATAAGCAGAATTTAAGCCTAATTTTGTTTGTTTGGTAACTCTAAAAGTGTTTTCAACTAAAGAACGAACGAAGTTAGCTAATTGACCTAAGTCTTGAGTGACTAGAATAATTTCAGTTGATTGACCATTTTTACCAACCATGTGTCGATGCTCAGCTAAAAAAGATTTATCAGAATAACGAGCTTTAGAAGCATTTAAACCGCTAGGCCAGAGACGCCACACCTCATCAATAATAATAATTGAGCCTGATTCAAATACCTCGAACCACCAATTCTCATTTTTAATAATGTCATTAATATCAAAGAAGGTAGGGGCTATTTTAAAGCGATTTAAACACTCTTCAGTGTTCATTGGGATATTAGTGAATACGGGTTTTTTAGATTTAAGCGCTGGGATAATAACATTTTCAACAACACCATAGCTTTTGCCGTGACCGGGCAAACCTGTATAAGCTGAGATAGTCATAATTAACCCCCAATAAACGGAATACGACGAAGCAAGAAACGAGCAATGTAAGCTGTAACAATCATGGATACGCCTAGAGGAATGTTAAATGGGTCAGCAAAATAAGCTACATTGGATGGGATTGTTATAGTATTAGCGGCAAATTCAGGCGCAGGAATGGCATCAAAAATAGTTGCAAGAGCCTGTAAAATATTATCTAAAAGCCAAAGAAAAAAAAGTTTAACTTCTTCTTGAATTACACCAAACCAACAGGATATATCATAAATTTCACAGTTCATAATTTAAGCACTCGCAAAAACTCTAAAGGCTAACCACGCATAGATTGCTAGCATGATTGTAGAAATAATTGAACGTATTGAATCCATCAAATCACAATGCAAACGTGTTCTAATTGTTTTACCAATAATGGTTGAAGATAAATCAATTTCGAATTTAGGGCATGAACCAGAATTAATCTGAATGAAATTTTTCATTGACTCAAAAGAGCTAACAATTTGTGATTGTTCTAAGCGGTCGTAAAAGTTTTGGAAAGCTTCATCTACAGATTGAACGTCTGCTGTTGTATGTTCGAATGTTGTTGTTGAAGAGCTTGTAATACATGATAAATAGTCTTTTGATGTTGGGTCACACTCGCCAGCGCCTTGGTTGTCACCGTTACCGCCACCATTATCA